GCCAGATGGGCGGCAAGGCCATCGTGCTCGAGTCCTCTGACTCTTTCGAGTCCTTCGAGAGCAAGCGCCCGAACTCGACCTTCGTCGGCTTCCTCGCGGCGCTGGAAAAGGACATCTGCTCCGTCCTCCCCTACGAGTTCGTAAAGGACGTCACCGCCGCCGGCGGAGCTGGAGTCCGCCTCGTGACGGCCAAGGCCGCTCGCGTCTTCGGCAAGTATCAGACCATGATCATCGAATCATTCTGCCAGCCGACTTGGGAGTATATCATCGCCGACGGCATCGCCCGGGGCGAGATCCCCGACGACCCCCGCTGGTGGTCTGCCTCTTGGACGACCCCGAAGTCGGTCACCGTCGACGCCGGCCGTGAAGCCGCGAATGACCGGGCCGACATCGAGATGGGCCTGATGTCCATGTCTGAGCTCTACGGCCAGCGCGGCCTCGACTTCCGCTCCGAGATGGAGAAGCGAGCCGCCGACATGGCTCATATTCAGAACCTTGCCCGCCAGTACGGCATCCCGTTCGAGCTGCTCTTCCGCCCGACGAACACCCCGCTCGGCACGGTCGCCCAAGTCGACCAGGCTGAACCGCTCCCCGGAACCAACCTTAACGAAAAGAAATGACCCGCTTCCTATCCCATGCTCTCAAGGGCCGTGAGCCGATGCTCATCGACCCGTCCAAGGCCCAAGACTTCGCGGTCATGGCCGAGAAGTTCGGCTTCTCCGACATGCTCGCGCAGATCTTCGGCGTGGCCCCTGCCCCGTATATCCAGAACGGCGTTGGCGTCATCCCGATCGTCGGCCTGATCTCCAAGGGCGTCAGCCCTCTCGAGCGCATGATGGGCGTGACGGACGTCAATGAAATCTCGGCCACGCTCGACGCGATGGCTGCCGACCCCGCGGTCGAGAAGATTGCCTTTAACATCTCGTCCCCTGGCGGCACGGTCACCGGCGTCGAAGAGCTCGCCAACAAGATCCGCGACGTGGGCAAGCCGACGATGGCTTACACTGACTCCGAGATGGCCTCGGCTGCTTACTGGCTAGGCTCTCAGGCAGACCGCGTCGTCGCCTCCCCCTCGGCCACCGTCGGCAGCGTGGGCGTCTACATGGCCATCCCTGACATGTCCAAGCTCTACGAGTCCCAGGGCGTGCGTATGGTCGTCATCAAGTCCTCTGGCTCCCCGCTCAAGGGCGCCGGCATCGAAGGCACGTCCCTCTCTGACGAGCAGATGGCCGACCTCCAGGCTTCGGTCGACGGCATTCACGAAGACTTCAAGGCCGCCATCCGCGGTAAGCGCAAGATGGTCGCCGACTCCGCCCTCCGTGGTCAGGTCTTCTCGGGTAAGCAAGCCGCCGCCCAGGGCCTAGTCACGGGCTTGGCCGACTCCTTCTCCAAAGCCTTAGCCTCATTCTAAAACCTATGCCCCGCATCTTCACTGACATCGACGACACAATCCTGAAAGACGGCCAGCCCGTCGAGCGCGTCATCGACTACATCGACGAGGCCGCCGAAGAGGTGGTCATCCTGACCAACCGCCCCGAGTCCGACCGCGAGAAGACCGTGGCCGACCTCGCCGCCACTGGCCTCGAGTATCAGGAACTGATTATGAATGACGGCTCCGAAGAGGCTCCGGCCTTCAAGGCCCGCGTCATCAAGGAACGCCTGGACAAGGGCGAGCGCGTCGACCTGTTTATCGACAACCGGGCCGACAGCCGCGAGGCCGTGGCCGCCCTGGGCGTCGAAGTCATGGCCCCCGAGGATGTGCCTGAAGTCGTCGAAGAGTCCGAAGAAGAAGTCGAAGACGAGGTCGAAGAGGCCGTCGTCCCCTCGGCCAAGGTTGCCAATTTCCGCAGGACTAGCATGACCATCGAAGAGCAACTCGTCCAGGCCGCCGCCTCGCTTGCGGGCCTTACCGCTGAACGCGACGACCTCCGCACCACCGTCGAGAAGATGACCGTCGGCGCCTCCGCCGAACTGGAGTCCCTCAAGGTCGAGGCCGCCGCGTCGTCCTCCAAGGTCGCCGAACTGACCGCCGCCCTCGAAGCCTCCGCGAAGGAAGCCTCCGAGCTGAAGGCCAAGGTCGCCGAACTCGAAGGCTCGAAGGCCACCGCCTCGAAGGAAGCCGCGAAGATCGTCGCCTCCTTCGGCACCGAGCCCGTCGAACTTCCGAAGGGCGACTCCCCGGTCAAGATGAGCAACGCCGACATCAAGGCCGCTTATCTCGCTCTCCCTCCTGGTCAGGCCCGCATCGCGTTCTTCAACGCGCACAAGGCCGCTCTCATTTCCCTCTAACCCTCACTCCCTAACACACTACTATGGCTACCGTCCTACCTACCGCTCCGGCTATCCTGTCTGACTACATCGTCCAGACCGTCGCCGGCAAGCTGCCCATCCTCAACAACATCTCCGTCAACCTCTCGGCCTCTGTCGGCCGCGCGGGCAAAACCGTTTTCGTCCCGATCATGGGTTCGGGCACGGCCTCGGAATTCAACAAGGCCACCAACACCCTCGCGGATGTTGACGGCGCCACGATGACCAACTCCTCGGTCACCCTCAAGCACTTCAAGTACGTCGACGAGTTCAGCCCCCTGGACATCCAGGAGTTCGGCATGCAGTACCTCATCAACGCTTACGCGAAGACCGCCGCTCAGGCCATCGTCGACAAGTGCTGGGAAGAAATCGGCGCCGTCTTTACGACCGCCAACTTCGCCACTGAAGAAATCGTTACCGTCAATGACTTCGGCTATGACGACGTGGTGAACGCTCAGTTCCTCCTCGACGGCGCCAAGGCTGGCCAGCCCCGCTCCTTCCTCGTCGGCAACGGCTACCTGAAGGCCCTCCGCAACTCGGCCTCCCTCGTCAGCTCCCTCAACCCGAGCGCCAACACCGTTGTCACCACCGGCAACGTCGGTCAGGTCGCCGGCATGGACATCTACCAGTGGAACCAGATCCCGAACGTCGAGAATCTCGCGGGCGTGGCCATGGGCCCGGATTCCCTGCTCGTCGCGACTGGGGTGCCGATGGCTGAAATCGCCGGCTTCAACGCCAGCGTCGCCACGGCTGAGTCGGGTCTCTCCGTCCAGGTTCTCGTCGGTCAGGCTGAAACGGGCAACATCCGTTGCATCGCTCAGATCCTCATCGGCGCCAATAAGGGCCGTGGGACGAGTGCTGTCCGCTACGTCACCGCTGCCTAAGCGGCCTGACATCGAAAACGGGGGCTCCGCAAGGGGCCCCTTTTTTGTGCCTGTTTGCCAATGGCCGCAGGGTTATGAGTTTATACTCTGAGTTCCTGCCTGACGCGAAGGAGATGATCGCAGACTTCGGCGTAGCCGGTTCGGCCAACTCTGGAGCGATTACATTCGCTTGCCTCATCTCCGACCCCGCCGTGCAGACCGTGCTCGAAGCAGGGGGGTATATGGAGCGAACCCAGTACACCGTCCGCCTCCCCGCCGCAACGGCCTCCTGGAGCCTTCCAGATGGGTCTACGGGGGCATCCACGGCCATCATCGTCGGCGGCTCCCCCATCGCTTCCCTCGCCCAGGGCAAGAAGATCGTGGCCGGCGGGAAGAACGTCCGCATCACGACCCAGACCTACAAGCCCGGGTCGGCATGGGTCACCCTCGTCGTTATCGACGACAACCAGTAATGCCGGCTAAGGTCTCCATTGAGCCGAAGTCCCTCGCTCAGTTCGTGGAGGCCTGTCGGCAATTCGCCGCGGCGACCAAGATCACCATGCGCGACGCCGTCCTCGAGCAAGCGGCCTTTGCTTGCCAGGATGCGGCCAACTTCACGCCCCCGCTGGTCAAGGGCGGAGGAGGAGGCCTTACCCCTGCGGCCAAGAAGGCGGGCCTCGGCGCCGTAGCCGGCGACATCTCCAAGATTTTCGTGGCCGCAAACGACTCTTCGGCCAAGGGCGTAGCTGGAAACCTCGTCAACCAGATAGCCTTTGCGGTCAAGGCCGGCGACTTCGGAACCTTCTCCCGCCTTACCGAAGGTGGCCGACTCTCCGGCATGCTCGGCCAGCGCAGCGTCCTCTCGAAGATTGCGAACGACGCCGACAAGCAGCGGGCCTTTGCCAAGGCCAAGAACTTCCTGAACCGCGCCAACCCCATTAAGAGCGAGTATGGCACGCAGGGATTCGTCCGTGATCTGCGGACAATCCATGACCAAGTCAAAGGTAAGTTCGGCGGACGCATCAAGCAGGGCCGCCGCCCGGTGACCGCCAAGCTGCTCGTGCAGGACAAGTCCGAGTTGCAGGAATACATTGAGCGCCGCCAGCAGATGGTCGGGGCGGTCAAGTCAGGTTGGGCCAAGGCTCTCGCCAGTCTCCCCCGCCCTAAGGATAACAACGGCCAGCAAGGCGAGCCCGGTGCCCAGCTGCGGAAGGCCTCATGGATTACCTCGCATTCTGGAGTCCCTGGGACTAACGTGACGGCCTTTACCGACAAGATCGCCGAAGTCTCCGTGACGAACACCCTAGGCAACATCAACGCAATCGCCGACGACGCGGGAGTCCTCGGCCTAGTCTACGGCAACCGCGTGAAGCAGATGCCCGCTATGATCCGTTACCGCATGCGAAAGCCCATCAACAAATTTAACCGCAAATAACATGGCCTTTACCAAATCCATCCGCCACATCGTCGAGGGCACGCTCGCGACCTACCTCACCGCCCAGGCTGGTCTCGCCGGCGTGGCCATCCTCACGGGTGACAGCGCCGCGACCCAGACCCTACCCAAGGCCGTCGTGCTCTGCGACTCCGCCCGGGCTCCTGGCGACCTCCCCGAAGGCCTCGGCAACTTCGATTGCTCCGTCCGCATCACCCTCTTTTCTAACGCCGACGACACGACACTCGCCGTCCACCGTGCCCGATGCGCCGCCCTGTCTGACTGCATGCGGAGCGTCGGCCTGATCCAAAACGCCTTCGCGGTGACCGGCGACGCCCTCTGTTACGACGTCACCTATCGCTCCGAAGACGAGGGCATTGACGAGCGTTCCTGGGCGACTTCCTTCGCCTTCGACATCCTCACTTGCCTGAACCCCCAGTAGGTTGCCAATTAAAGCAGGAGTAAGATGAGCGAAGTAAACACAGGCGTTGTCTGCCTCTACGGAATCGGCGCCGGCCAAGTGGCCTCCCTTTTTGTGCAGTCCTACTCAGTCAGCTCTGGATTCAACAACACGGGAACCGTTGTGAATGAGTCCGGCCTGACCGTAACGGCTCGTTACGACGACCGCCGCTCCGAGATCACCGTCGAGGGCGTGGCCAAGCTCACGTCCGTTCCGCAGCTCGGCGCGACCCTATCCTTCACCGCGAAGACCGCCTCGGCTTACCCTGGCGGCTCCGCTTCGGTCAGCTTCTCGGGAGTCATCACAAAAGTGGACGACCGCGGCAGCTCGAAAGGTTTCGTCAGCGTCTCGGTCACCGCCGAGTCCTACGAGGATATCACCTACTAATTGACACCCCCGAAAGGGGCGTAGTCTCAAGGGAGTGGATCGTCGCTTCCTGAATGCCCACATCGACCCGGCGCCTTTTCGGTTGCTGG